CTATGCCGAACGACTTTTCGAGCTGAGATGCGAGCGCGGCGGCGCGATGAATGACCAGCGCAACAGACCCGTACAGATGGCGAGCCAGCGGGGTGTTCCATTCATCGTCGGACGCGCGGTTGAACTGCTCCCGGAACTGGCGTTCCAGGTCGTCGATGGCCAACTCGGCTTTCTTCGCCAGCGCCGCCGACTCCAGGCGAAAGTCCTGCACGTCAGGCGGGACGGTGCCCCCGGTCTTGACGCGGCCGTCCTGCAGCTCGCGCAGGCGCGTCTGGACCATCTCCAGTTCGGTCTGTGCCGTCTCGCGCTCGACGGCCAGGTCGGCGTTCTTTGCTTGCAGCTCGCGGATCTTGAGGCGCAGGCCGCGTACAGACAGGTCGGCCAGGTCATCGAATTTGTCGTCGTCGTCGAAGAGCTGCTGCAGAACCTCAGGGTCAGCCTGAGCCAGTTCAAGAACCTTGGACTTGGGCAGGGCCAGGACCTTTGCACGCTCCGCATCGGGCAGGCTAGACGCGAAGCGCGCATAGGTCATCGCTTCGAAGGCCCGTTGTTTTGGAATACCGTGCTCTGCAAGCAGCGCCTCGAAGGATCCATGCGGACACTCGGCACGGATGCTCAAGAGTTGCAGACCTGCGCCTATGACCAAGCGAAGCGCCTGGTTTGTGCTCTCGATGGCGGCCCGCAAGCGAAGTTCGATCGTGCTTTTCACGTCGATTTGCAGTTCAGAAGCAAGCTGTCGCTCCGCATCTCCGAACTCAAAAGTCCGGACGTCCGGACTTTTAGCGGTCGCAACCGGCAGCGTCTGTGGCTCAACCGATTCTTTCGGAGCTTGGCGAAAAGCACGAACCTCTGCACCGTCAGGACCGGGCTGGGCCGCGCCATCGAAAACGTCAATGGCGATTTCGCTCTTAGTGAGGCGTCGTGTCATTTGGCGCCCCTAGCGGTCACCGGTCGCTTCATGCCAAGGGCAACGGCTATTTGATGGCCAACTCCGTAGTTGCCCTTCTGGACGCCGCGCACAACACGTGAAACGGTGACGTAGTCGAACCCATTCTCAGCAGCCCATTGCTTGAGAGTTACGCCCTGTTCGCGCAATTTGCTCTTTGCCTCTTGTCCTGTCATATTGACCCTCTCAAATGTGCACTATGTGTCATACATTTGTTGGTCAATATATCAAACAAACGATTACCTGTGCAAGGGGTTTTAGATGTCTTCAATCGGCGACAGGCTAAGAGAAGAGCGAAAGCGCTTGAACCTATCCCAGGAGGCATGCGGCATCGCGTGTGGCGTAACGAAGATGTCGCAGCTGAATTACGAGGGAAACAAACGTTCCCCTGATGCAGCCTATCTACAAGCATTCGCTAACCTGGGCGGGGACGTTCAATTTGTGCTGACAGGCGTACCGTCTGTGGCGCAAGGGATCTCGCTTGCTCAGGTCGAACGTGCAGCCGAGCAGGCCTACCAGATGGTGCTGGGATCGGGGATTCAGGCGTCGAGCAAGCAATTCAGTCGCATGGTCCTGGCACTTCTACTCCCGGACGAGCCAGGCTCGGGGGAGAAGGCAAGACGCATTGCGAATGTGACCGCAGGGCACGGCAGTTTGGTCGCACAGGGGGATGGCATCGTTCAAGTCGGCGGAAAAGTCCGAATTTCGCGCAACCGATAAATGGTGTTCATTTGGGAAGCAATTGAACGAAGCGAGGCAACGCCGTACTATCCAGTTACAACTATGGAGTCTGAGGGGTTGCAGTGCAAGAGGATCGGGGGACACGTTCTCGGGCCATAGGATCCGGGAACATTCAGGTCGGCGGAGATCTCTACATTTCCGTTTATCACACGACCACTGCTCTACCGCGCAGCAGATTGACGGCTCAGCACAAACGCCAAATCGCAGCGCTAGTGGGGGCGATTGAGCAAGCAGAGTTGGGCAAGGTTTCGGCAAAGATCATTCGAGGGTCAATGAATCGAAAGCTTGGCGTTCGCACGATTGACGAGTTGGATGCCAACGACCTACCTAAAGCGCTGCTGTATCTGAACGGCTGGCGAGCGTGTGTCGGAAATGAACCGTTGTCGGATGCAGCGATGGTCTCTCAGATCTTGCGGATGGGAGCTATCTGTGGGTTGCTGGGCGAGGTGGAAGAGTTCGCACAACGTGCATTTCATACCACCCAGATTATGTCGCTAAAGGGCTGGAGTCTTAAATGCGTGATGGCATATGCCATGTATAAATGGCAACGACATTGGGGACAGATTTAATGCTGAGCAAAGCTTTCGAAGTGTTCGCGTGGTCGTCGTTGGCTATGTCCGTCTATTTCGTCGTGCGTAGCATGTATATCGCGGTTCTGTACGATCATTATGTCTCAGTGACCCGGACGCCTGTCTCTAGGTTGAAAGGTACCTGGACGCAGCTTCTTTTAGGATTACTCGCACTCGTCCTGACAGTTGCTTTCGCCTTTGGTGCGTATTTCACCTTACCTACGAAGTTTAGGGCTGCCGGGTTCCCAGCCTTATCGGCCATCAGCGCAGTTGCAATCGCCTAACTGCTACTGCTGAAACGTTTCATCAATTCCTAGCCTACCCCCATCCGTAACCTTGACCTCGGCAAGGTTACGGGTGCCACCATCAAGCGCACCCAGGTTTACAGGGGACGCGCGATGCCACACCTCCCGCCACCGCTGGGTGGTACCTCTTTCTTCTCGGTGTCGTTGGCCGATGCATCGATAGTCGAAGCGATGCATCGAGAGATCTCTAACGGCCTAGCAACCGGGGAACCGGCCACCGTTGTTCGCGCCAATATCGAAGCACTGATGGACCGACCGCATGGTCTGTGCACCCATCGAGAAACGTCGGTGGATACGTCAAGTGATTGTCGACCATCAAAGCCATGATGTATTGGGCCATTAGCTCGGCCAGCAACAGCCGGTAGCCCTCAGACCATTGCGCAATCTCTTCCGCAGTTAGTGAGTTGCCCTCCAGGAGGGCAAAAAATCCCGCCTCCAAGTCAAGCGGAAGTGCGCGATCACCGCGAACTAAGCGGTTTTTTTGCGCAAATCCATAGAAGAACTCCACCACTTGATCGGCCGATACATGGGTTGGGGGCATGTTATTGCCTTCATTTTTTTGGACCTTTTGCAGATTAGCACCCTTGCGAACACTCCCTCGACTGCTGCTGAAACGTTTCATCAATCGCTGATACCCCCCCATCCGTAACCTTGACCTCGGCAAGGTTACGGGTGCCACCATCAAGCGCACCCAGGTTTACCTGGAGTGCGTATGAAAATTCCTCGGGTCAAAACGCCCCGGCTCACGCTCTGGTTCGTCATCAGCGTGGCGCTGGCGGTGCTCGCCTACACGACACGGCAGCATGACACGCTGCTGTCCATCACCTTCTACAAAGCCCACCTCATGTCCCTGGGCGGCTGGGGCGGATACTGGCTCGACCGGGTCCTGTTCCCCTATGCCCGCCCGCATACGTTCCTCGACGCACTGGCGCCGGAAGTCGAGGTCGATGAAGGCGTCCTGAAGGCCGTCCGGTCGGTCGACGACATCCCGCAGTTGTCCATGGAATCCCTCGATGGCATGGGCGGTATGGGGCTGTTCTGCATGGCTGCACTGCGACGCGCGGTCATCGTTGCGGCCAGCCTGATCTGCGTGGGGATGGCCGCATGATTGCGCCCGTCCTTCCCTTCATTGCGGGACTCGCGCTGATCTGGCTGGCCATTCGGTGTCCGGCTGACGAGTTCAAGCGTCCTTATGTGGCGGGCTTCGCGTGGACGGCGGTCTTCCTGCTCTTAAGCCTGATCGCCACAGCGGCACACGCCCAGGTTCCCCAGGATGCATTGCGCTACCGGCTGGAGCTGAAGCGCCAGGCGCAACTGGTCTGGGGCCTGGATGCCCCGGTGGCGACGTTTGCCGCGCAGATCCACCAGGAAAGCCGCTGGCGGGCCGATGCACGAAGCCCTGTAGGGGCACAAGGGCTCGCCCAGTTCATGCCCGTCACGGCCTCGTGGATCAGCGGCGCCTACCCAGCTCTCGGCGAGAACGCCCCGTTCAATCCGACCTGGGCACTACGCGCGCTGGTGACCTACGACAAGCACCTGCACGCACGGGTTGCCGCGCGGGACCCGTGCGAGCGCATGGCGTTTGTTCTGTCTGCCTACAACGGCGGGCTGGGATGGGTCTACAAGCGTCAGCGCGTATCCAGCACGCCCGACGTGTGCCTGGGCGCTACGTGCGAGATCAACCCCGGGATCACGTCCGCCAACCAGCGGGAGAACGCGGCCTATCCGCGCCGCATCCTGCTGCAACACGAACCGCTGTATCGCAAGGCCAACTGGGGTGCGGGGAGCTGCCCATGAACGGATTCGGATCTGCGATAGCGGCGGCCACGGGCCAGCGGCTGGTGTGGGGATTGATTGCGGTCCTGATGCTGCTGGCGGCCGCCTGCGGCCTCACGGGCTACCTGGTCTACGACTACATGGACAACGCACGCACGGCCGACGTGGCGAAGGTCCAGGGGACGCTGGACAAGCTGCTGCTGGATCAGGCCAATGCGGCGCTGGACGATACCCGCCAGGTTCGGGCGGCCGAACACGAGTCTGTGTCCGACATGGCCCGGGCCATGGTCGACCTCAAAAAGGTGATCAACGATGGTCAGCAACGTCAGAAGAAGTTTGAAGGTGACCTGCGCTCTGGCGCTATCCGGGTGTTCGTCCCTGTCGTGCCCGCCCGCACCGCCGCCGGATCCCCCGGCGCCGCAGATGCAACTGGCGCCGCTGCCGCTGGAGAAGCGCGTGCCGAACTTGCGCCAGCGTTTGCATCAGCTCTGGACGGTATCACCGCCGACGGAGACGCCTACATCGAAGAACTGAATTTCTGCATCGACCGCTACAACGCGGAGCGTCAGCGCGCCGCCGAGCTGGAGCGGCGCAGGGCTGCGGGGGGCACCGGGCGATGAATGAACGGCTGTTCGAGCTGGCCCAGCAGTTGGAAGAGCGGGCGCGCGAGGAAGGGCTGGCCAGGATCCAGCGCGCCAATGTCCCGAACGGAACGGCCCGCATGTCGTGTATCGACTGCGAGGACGACATTCCGGCAGAACGCCGGGCGGCAGTAGTCAACGTGCAGCGCTGCATAGCCTGCGAAATCCGCGTCGAGAAGGCGAACAAATGGGGGAAGAAATGATGTCGGCAAACGAAGCGGGTACGCAGCGCGTGCTGGGCGAGATCCTGGGCGAGCTGCGAGGCATTCGCAGCCAGATGGAGAGCAACCAGGAGGCGACGAATCGCCGTATCGATGACCTCAAGGCCAGCGTCGACACGCGCATCAACGGTCTGACCGATCGGGTCGAAGTGGTGGAAGCCGGCCAGGCCAAGCTGCTGACGAAGACGGCCAGCCTGGGCGGTGTCGCGGGCGGCCTGGTGTCGGGAGTGATCGAACTGATCAAGTGGAAGGTCGGCGGCTGATGGCCCACGACCAGAAAACCCGCAACCAGGTCCGCGCCAAGTACATCCAGGGCCTGCCCCTGGCTACAGCGGCGGAGACCTGCCAGGTGGCGTACCAGACGGCGCGCAACTGGAAGCGGGCGGCCAAAGAGAACGGCGACGACTGGGACCACGCGCGCGCGGCGC